GGTGTTCTATGCGTAACGATTACGGAGTCTGCTACAAGTACAAGAAAGGCGGTAAAGTTGGTACCGGCATGAAAGGTATGAGCCAGAAAAGTGGGGACAAGCGCCCCACTAAATCTGGTGCTGGTATGACTGCTAAAGGTGTTGCGAAGTACAGACGAAATAACCCCGGTAGTAAATTACAAACTGCAGTGACAGAGAAGAAGCCAACTGGAAAGAGAGCGTCTAGACGTAAGTCATACTGTGCACGTTCTGCTGGACAGATGAAGCAATTCCCAAAAGCTGCAAAAGATCCAAATTCACGTTTAAGACAAGCGCGTAAGCGCTGGAGGTGTTAGAAAATGCCAAATGTAGGCGGAAAGAAATTCCCTTATACCAAACAAGGTATGAAAGACGCTGAAGAAGCGAAAGATAAGATGGGCTACAAAAAAGGTGGCGATGTCAAAAAGAAAACTGCTAAGAAAAAGAAAGCCAAAAAGAAGCCAATGAAAATGATGGCTGATGATGGTGGTTCTATTACGGGTAAAATGAACCCCAAGAGAAAGAAAGTATTAGATGCTATCGAGGCTAACAATAGTAAGCCTACCCCATCTATGAACAATACTAGTGCTCCTAAGCCACCAACTCCACCACAAGTTGCTATGGGTGGTGCTGCGGGTGCTGCTGCGGGCGGCGCTATGGGTGCTTCTAAGCCTCCAATGGGTGGTGGCGCTGCTGCTATGGGCGGTGCTGCTGGTGGTATGGGTATGCCTCCTAAGAAGCCACCTATGCCGGGCATGAAGAAAGGCGGTAAGGTTAAGAAGTACAAGTCTGGCGGTAAGGTTCGCGGTGCGGGTATTGCCAAGAAAGGCGTTAAAAAGTGTAAGATGCGGTAATGCGTAGATACTACAAAAAAGGTGGTTCCGTAAAGGACGCATGCTACCATAAGGTTAAGGCTAGCTATAAGGTCTTTCCTTCTGCGTATGCGTCTGGCGCTATTGCTAAATGCCGTAAGAAGAAAGCGGGTAAAAAGTAATGCGTAGGTACTACAAGTCTGGGGGCGGCATCCGAAAAACAGAAAAGGGTGCTGCTCTAAAGCGTTGGTTCAAAGAAGATTGGAAAGACGTTAGTACAGGCAAACCTTGTGGTAGAAAGAAAGGCGATGGACGCGGTACACCATACTGTCGTCCTAGCAAACGTGTATCTTCTAAGACTCCTAAAACGTCAGGCGAAATGTCTAGTTCAGAGAAGGCTAAGAAGGTAAGAGAAAAGAAAAGTTTAGGACAACCTGCAGGTGCTCCACGCAGAGTCAAGTCACTAAAACGTAGAGGTAAGTAATGGCTACATCAGGTACTTCATCATTTAACATGGACTTCCCAGAGATTGCTGAGGAAGCATGGGAGCGTGCTGGGCGTGAGATGCGTTCTGGTTATGACCTAAGAACAGCTAGAAGATCTATGAACTTGCTTACTATTGAGTGGGCAAATCGTGGTATTAATCTGTGGACTATACGAGAAGCGACAATATCTTTAACAAAAGGCACTATAGCGTATGGTTTGAGCACTAACGCTATAGATGCTTTAGAAGTAAACTTGCGTACAGATGATGGGGCGCAAGCTAAACAAAGAGATCTCCCCTTAACACGTACCAGTGCGAGTGTCTACGCGGGTATTCCTAACAAGTTAACACAAGGTAGACCAACACAGGTTTGGGTTGACAGACAGAAATCTAATCCCGTTGCCCGCGTATGGCCTGTACCAGATAAAGATACATACAAAATAAATTATTGGTACCTAATACGCATAGAAGATGCAGGTGAAGGTAGCTATGACGCTGATATGCCATTTAGATTCTTACCTTGTCTAGTGGCTGGTTTAGCGTATTACATTGCTATGAAGACTCCCGAATTGTCTGATAGAGTAGTAATGTTAAAACAGATTTATGATGAGCAGTTCCAGTTAGCTGCTGATGAAGATAGAGAGAAAGTTGCGGCTAGATTTGTACCACGTATTGGGTACCCATAATGAGAAAGTTTGCTACTGGCAAGAAAGCGTTTGGCTTCTGTGATATATGTGGGTTTCGTGAAAAGTTACGAGACATGAAAGAAGTCGTAGTTAAACGTCAGGGCACAGGTTTATTGGCTTGTAAGTCGTGCTGGGACAAAGATCATCCACAAAACTTTCAGGGTGAGTATCCAGTCAATGATCCAGAGGCGTTACGCAACCCACGCCCAGATCGAAGTTTAAGTGCAGACTCTGCTGATACCAGTAGTCGAGCAGTAGATTGGGGTTGGAATCCAGTAGGTACAGGCCCTAACACATTAATAGAAATTAAAGCGGGCACAGTTACGGTGACGGTAGAATAATATGGCTATGACATACAGCGCATTAAAGAGTAACGTAGAACAGATCACTGAGATGGATTTTACTAATGCTCAGCTAGATATGTTTACGAAACAAGCTGAGCAGAAGATCTATGGGTTTATCAAAGATTTACCTATATTAAGGAAAGATACAACTGTGGAGTTTAACAGGGCAACAGACTTACCCGCAGATTGTTTGTACATACACAGTGTAACTCAAAAATCAGGGGCTGGCGGTACAACTCGCAAAGCGCTTATACAAAAAGATTATGATTTTTTGTTTGAAGCATATCCTTCATCTGGGGAAGCCACTGATACAGTTGACCCAGAGTTAAAGTATTATGCTCTAAATAGTAGCGCTAACGACAACTACACTGCGTCGCGTATGGTAATTAGTGTTGCTCCTAGGTGGAATACTACGGTTACATGCCTTATAGAGTATCAATATCAACCACGTTCTATAGTAGATACTGATGGAGACGAAGAACAACCGTGGTTAGGCACTAATTATGATTCAGCTTTGTTAAATGGTGTACTAATTGAAGCTGCACGGTTTATGAAAGCAGAGCCTGATATTCTTCAGTTATACGATCAACAATATACGTTAGCCATGCAGCAGTTGATGGACAGTGTAAACAAATTGAGTAGTGATTCCTATAGACCCACAACGGCACCACCACAACCGTTGACTGTACCTGCTCCTGCACAACCACCTCAGAGACAGGAGTAATAAATGGCTATTTCACAAGTATTATGTACATCATTTAAGAAAGAGCTATTAGAAGGCACACATAATTTTGGCTCTCACGAGTTTAGGATAGCTTTGTATACTAACGCGGCTACATTAAATGCGGACACTACTGTGTATTCTACAGACAATGAAGTATCTGGCACAGGATATGATGCGGGCACTAAAGTAATTGCAGCTAGTACGGTAGCTAGTGGTGATGGTGTAGGGTTTGTTAATTTTTCAGACGCTACTTGGGCTAGTAGTAGTTTTACGGCTAGAGGCGCATTAATATATAACGCTACACAGGGTAATAAAGCTGTCATGGTATTAGACTTTGGCGACAATAAAACAAGTAATAACAGTACGTTTACAGTTGGTATGCCAGCTAATACGTCTACTGCAGCACTTATAAGGATTACATAATGAGTACATCTTATACTAGTAACTTAAAATTAGGTAAACCCGCTGCTGGTGATACTGGCTGGGGTGATGTCATAAATGGCGAACTTACCGACATGATTGAACAAGCAGTAGTTGGTTTGGCTACTATCAATACTTGGTCTACTAATTCAGCTACGCTAACAACCGCCGATGGGTCTAGTTCTGAAGCGCGTTGTGCGATATTAAAGCTGACCGACACTGGCACAAACCTAACGGGTGCGGGTACAGTTATAGTACCACCCGCTACAAAACTATACGCAGTTATTAATACTACAGGGCAAACAATAACTGTAAAAACTGCTAGTGGTAGTGGTATAGCTGTAAAGACTGGCAACCAAGTTAATGTTATATGTGATGGTACTAATGTAATAGAGCAAGATAACTATAGTAACTCTTTAGTAGCTGCAGCCATGCAATCAGATAGCCTAGTGCTTGCTTCAGGTGCAACAGTAACAGAGATTGCTGATGAAGATACTATGTCTTCTAATAGTGCTACAAAGCTAGCCACACAACAATCTATCAAAGCCTATTCAGATACTACAGGTTCTATACGTAGGTCAGAAAGATTCTATCCGTGGGCTAGCGCTGGTTCTGGTCTTAATGGTACGCAACCACCATATATATCTATAGCAAATGACGCTACTGAAACTATAGGTACATTTGACTTGTATGGTAATGCTCGTACTGTGTTTCAGGAACTAGATTTAGCCATAACTGGCACGCTGTCTTTTAGTGGCACTAAAACTATCCCAACACTATCTGATGCTATAGTACGCGTACAACGAAAATCAGCGGGCGCTACAGGCACAAGCATTGGTACAGTAGCTGTGGCTGACGCTAAAAAAGGTGGCTCTAATTCGTATTGGTACGAAATACAAGTATCTGGAGACCAAACAAGTAAAATTGATTCCTTTAGTTGGTTAGATGATGCTGCTGATGGCGCTAGTAAAAAGAAAATTCAAAGCGCTACTTACGACGATGGTACAGGTAGAACTTCTATAGTTTACGACAATGCCGCTTCTAGTGCAGGTTTGTTTAGTGGCACAGGTGGCACAGTCTATGTAAGTTCTTCTGGTTTTGAAAGTGTGGGTACTTGGGTTACAGCGGTACCAAACGTGCCTGATGCTAGCACAGAGTCTCTAAATGAGACCTTTACCATAGGTAAAATTATACCCATAAACGGTTCTGGCTCTGCAATTACCACCCAAGAAACCTTTACACTACCTACATTAAAGTTAGTGCCTGATTCGGGAGGGCCTGATAACGTTGAAATGCGCGTGCAAATACTCATGGGGCCTGTAAGTAACGTGGGATCATTTACATTTAACGTGTTACAAGTAGACCAAACAAACGTAACAAGGCCAGTATAATGGAAGATAGCAGAGAAGCCCTACTTAAATTAGAAGCTCACGAGCGCGAATGTGCTCAACGCATGAAAAACATACAATTTCAATTAGATACTGTTGATAAGCGTTTAGATCAAGGTATGCACAAATTTAAGAGTATAGAACGCCTATTATGGCTTCTCTACCCGCTAATTTTAGGATTAGATGTCATTGGTCAAAGACTTTTGTAAAATTTGTTTCTTATTGTTTACATTGTTTACTACAGTTGCCATAGCAAACCAACAAGATGGGTCACTAAATACATATAATGGTGATGGTAGCAACGTAAATAGTAATAACAACACGGAAGACAAGTCCGTTAGCAATACATACAACGGTGCAGGGTCTAGCAGTGAAATGCCTGTAGGAAGTGCGATTAGTCCTAGTTATATGAGTAATGGCATGGATACTTGTCTAAAAGGTACAGGGGGGTCATTACAAACTGTAGGTGTTGGTATTAGTAGTGGTAGCTATGACGTTGATCCTGAATGTAACAGACGTAGAGATGCTAAAGTATTATCTGATTTGAACATGAAAGTAGCTGCTGTAGCTAGAATGTGTCAGTCAGTAGATGTGTGGAAAGCTATGTTTATATCAGGCACGCCCTGTCCTATACTTTCAAATGGTAGATTGATTGTAGGTAAAAGAGCTTTTCTTGTTATGAAGATGAACCCTGAAACTTATATACCAGACTATAATAAAAAGACAAAGGAGTGGTACAATACAATTCTAAAGATAGGAGAAACTGTTGAAGATGAAGAAGAAGATACTAGCTCTATTAGCGATAAGTTCCGTAGCTCAATCAGACCAACTGGACAATCTGATTGATACATCCAGTGCGATTGTAGATCAGATAGACAAAGGAATTGCGTATGTTGGTTCTGCCTCTGAGTATTCTTATCTTGGTACTTCTCTCTCTGATGGCAGTGTTTCAGAGTCCGCGCATATTACCTCACAACAGATTCAAGCATACAATGATGCTCTTTCTGGTATGGCTAGTTACATGCCTTATGGTGATGTACTCGCTGTCTTAAACGAACAAGCAAATACAGAACTTGAACTTATGGATCAGGCTGTAGATGTGTTTACTGAAGCTGTTGTAGAAATGGTACAAGTAGTACAGGTAGCTGAGATGGCAGAAGAAGCATCTACTCCAGACGAAGAAGCTCAGGTACAAGAATTTGTAGCAAACAACCAAGAAGTTCTAACAATCACACAAGAAGAAGTTACCGAATATAACCAGTCTATAGATGACATTGAGACGCACGCGAACAATGCTAGCGCATTTATTGCAGTAGCCGCAAACACAGATGCGGTGGACTTTTTACAACAAGGTGCTGAGAACAACAATACGACAGCAGAACAAGCTACTTTGACTTATAGCGCAAATAACCAATGGGTAAAGATGCAATGGTCTGGTACTACCAACGCGTCTGCTGTATACCTAAATGGACAATCTTTTGGTCTAGATATGTACGTAAGTGAGGCTGACATACTAATTGCTGGACAAGAGTCTGAGTTTTACCTGACAGGCCCTACAGCGCAAGGATATGATTGCTTTATGTACGGAGACTGTAACTATGAGCCTTGAGGATACGGAACTAAAGATTGGCGGTACATCGTTTAAGGGTGTATGGATTGCCATAGTTTTAGGTATCGGTTCTACTATTGGTGGTGGAGTATGGACAGCAAGCAGTTTGTACTCTAGACTAGAGTCTGTGGAAGCTAGGGTAATACCTGATGTAGCGCCTATTGAAGAGAAAATATCGCTTATAGAAACACAACTAAGAGATAACAACGTAGCGCAGTTACAAGGTAAGCTAGCTGAATTGGGTACTAACTTAGTTACTATCAAAGATAATTACGATAAGATGTTAGAGTTCAAAGAAGATATAGGTGAACTAAAACAGAAAGTAACCAAGATGGAAACTGTAGTACAAAAAGCTGAGTTAGTTACAAAAGAAGTAAAAGAATTTGAGGACGACATAAAGATAGTCAAGAAAGAGATTCAAGATCTCTGGGATGGAATGGACTACTTATCTAATCCTCTAAAGTGAGGTACGTATGTTACAGAATCTTATCGGCCCTATAGCTAACATAGCTGGGGGCTACTTAAAAAATAAAGCCGAAGAAAAACAGGCTAAACACAAAGCCAAGATGAAAGTCATTGAGAATGACGGTGAGTGGGAATCAAAGATGGCTGATGCCTCTGCCCATAGCTGGAAAGACGAATTTTGGACAATTATTTTATCTGTGCCCATCTTTATGATAGGTTATTCTATCGTAGTAAATGACCCGTCTGTGGTTGATAGAGTAGAATCAGGGTTTGCTGCGTTATCTCAACTTCCTGAGTGGTACCAATATTTGCTTTTTATTGCCATAAGTTCTAGTTTTGGTATTAAAGGTGTTTCTAAACTAATGAGTCTAAGAAAATGAATTTAAAGTATTTTAAGGTAGAAGATTTTAACTGTCAGGAAACTGGTGAGAATGAGATGTGTCCTGACTTCTTGCAGAAACTTGATGCACTGCGTGAGGTGTGTGGGTTTCCGTTTATTATAACTAGTGGGTACAGATCGCCTAACCACAGTATTGAAGCTGCTAAAGCTAAGCCGGGAACACATGCACAGGGCATTGCCGCAGATATTAAAGTAACTGGTGGGGCACAGCGTATGGCTATTATACGTAATGCTTCTATTATGGGCTTCAACGGTATTGGTGTCGCTAAAACTTTTGTACACGTGGACACGCGAGAGACTACCCCAGTAGCTTGGAAATACTAATATGCCACTAAGTAAACTTCAGTTTAATCCCGGAATAAACAAAGAGATAACTCAATATTCCAACGAAGCGGGCTGGAACGACTGCGACAAGGTGCGCTTTCGTCAAGGTTATCCTGAAAAAATTGGTGGGTGGCGTAGATATGGTAAGAACACGTTTACAGGTGTTTGTAGATCACTACATCAGTGGATTAGTAATGCTTTTGTAAAGTATATTGGTCTAGGTACAAATGTTAAGTTTTTTGTAGAAACGGGTACTGTGTACTACGATGTCACACCTATAAGACTTACCGCTACTTTGGGGTCTAATCCTATAACAACAGCCAATACTTCTAAAATAGTGACTGTAGCACATTCTAGTCATGGGGCTACGTTAGGTAGCTATGTCACGTTATCAGGTGTATCTGGCACTATAAACAATGTACCGGCATCAGACTTAAATAAAGAGCATGTAATTAAAAGTGTGGCGGCTGATGGTAATTCGTATACTATTGAAGTGGCTACTACAGCTAACGGAAATGGAGCTGGTGGGGGTGGTTCAGTAGTTGCTACATACCAAATAAATGCTGGCCCTGACTTTCAGATACCTACACAAGGTTGGGATTCTTTAGATTGGAACGACAGCACATGGAATGGTAGTGCTGGTGGTACAGAAGAGTTACGTGTGTGGAACCAAGCTAATTTTGGTGAGGACTTAATTATAGGCCCTCGTGGTGGTGAATTATACTATTGGGACACAAGTGCAGGTACAGGCACTAGAGCAGTAACTGTAAAGGACGTAAACAATGGCACGGCTGTAAGCCTCACTAAAACGTCAACTGGCTCTATAATTGAGAGTGCCCCATATATAACTAACATAGATGCAGCTGTTGGTAAAACAATTAGAATAGGGGCTGTAGTTACATGCACCACTGCGGATAGAATACCTGCGGGTACAACTGTTGTATCTGTAAGTGCTAATGGTCAAGTTGTTAATATAAGTCAGAACCCTATAAACACAGGTGTAAACCCTATACACGGCTTAACTTACAATTTTGATGACAACCCTATATCAGTTGTTGGAAACTCTAAAACAATAACTGTATTTGATCCTACATTAGAAAGAGTCTATGAAGCTGGTCAACACGTAACTTTAGCTGGAGCTACTACCATATATGGGATTACTGCGAGTGTAATAAACCAAAGACATAAAATAGCTACGGTAGACTCTGCTGCTAATACTTATACTATAGACATAGCTGATGCGGAACCTGCTTCTACTTCAGCTTCTGGGGGTGGATCAAGTGTTACAGCGCAGTATGAACTTTCTGCGGAAGTACCTGTCGTACAAAATCACTTGATAGTATCTGACTCTAGCCGTTTTGTATTTTGTTTTGGAACTAATGAGTTTGGAGACACTACAGAAACACTTAACCCCATGTTAATACGCTGGTCAGATCAAGAAGATATGTTTGACTGGCGACCACGCTCTACTAACCAAGCGGGAGACATACAGCTATCACAAGGCACCGAGATCGTAACTACACTCCAATCACGCCAAGAAATATTGGTTTTCACCGATGCTGCGCTGTATTCGTTGCAGTATGTTGGAGCGCCAGTGGTATGGAGTTCTACGTTGATGGGATCAAACATGTCAGTTATTTCATCGAAGGCCGCTGCTTACGCCAACGGAGTCGCGTATTGGATGGGAGTGGGCAAGTTTTACAAATACGATGGCACGGTGCAACCCTTGAGATGCGATGTAAGAAAGTTCGTGTTTGATGACATGAACCCCGGACAACAAGGGCAAGTATTTGCTGGCTCGTTAGAAGAATATCACGAGATATGGTGGTTCTATGTATCTAAGTCAAACACAACTAAAATAGCGCCAGACAAGTATGTAGTCTATAACTATGCCGAAGACGTTTGGTATGTAGGTACGCTAGATCGTAGTGCTTGGTTAGATTCGCCTATAAATGATTTCCCATTAGCAGCTACTAATACATATAACTTAGTAGAACATGAGAATGGTAACGATGATGGTCAAGCTGCTATAACCTCTCCTATAAATGCTCACATAACATCAGGTAGATTTGGTATAGAGTCTGGTAATAGTTTTACGTTTGTAGATAAATTAGTTCCTGATATGTCTTTTGTTGGTTCTGATTCGGATGCCCCTAGCGCTGATTTTACTGTAATAGCGGGTAACGAGCCGGGATCTTTAGATCATGCTTCTATGGGTGGCGATAGTGAACGAGAAGTACAAGTATCTACTGAGATTAACAACTATACAGACATAGTAAACATACGCATGCGTGGTAGAGATATGGCTCTTAAAATATCTTCTGACTCTCTGGGCACAAGGTGGCAGTTAGGTACGCCTAGATTGAACATGCGTCCAGATGGTAGAAGAGGTAAGTAGTGGCTACTAAGATACGCAATACAGCTAGAAATTTTCATGCTCCCGTATTACCAAATCCTCCTGCAGAATATAGTCAGGCGTTAACGCATCAACGAGATACGACGCTTAGAGTTTACTTTCAGAGTATAGACGAAGCTATTACACAGGCGTTGCAGTATGATACCAGTGATATAATTGATGGCTCTATACCCAATAGTAAATTAGAAAACTCTACAATATCTTTTGGTGGTGTTACGTTATCCCTAGGCGGCTCTGATGCTACTCCTGCGTTTAACCTTGCTGACGCTACTGGATACCCTACATCTAGTCTTGTGGGTACTATAACGAACGCGCAACTAGCTGGCAGTATAACTAACGCTAAACTTGTTAATGATAGTGTATCTTATGGTGGTGTATCTCTTGATTTAGGTCAGACTGATGCTACTCCTGCATTTGATCTAAGCGATGCTACTAACTATCCTACATCTAGTCTAAGTGGGACTATAACGAATGCGCAACTAGCTGGCAGTATAGCAAATGCGAAATTATCTAATTCCACTGTCTCTTACGGCGGTGTTCAGTTGGCTCTTGGAGCATCAGACGCAACTCCTGCATTTAATCTAAGTGATGCTACTGATTACCCTACATCTAGTTTAAGTGGGACTATAGCTACCGCACAAATAGCCGATGACGCAGTAACAGATGCAAAACTTGCAGATTCAATAAACTCAGCTATTACAGCCAATTCAGCTAAAGTAACTAACGCCACACATACAGGTGAAGTTACAGGAGCTACAGCCTTAACTATTGCCGACAACGTAGTAGATGAAGCTAACCTTAAAGTATCTAACTCTCCAACTGATGGTTATTTCTTGTCTGCGCAATCAGGTAACACAGGGGGTTTGACTTGGGCACAAGTATCAAGTGGCATATCTGCAGTAGTTGATGATACAACTCCAGAACTTGGCGGCACATTAAATGCTGGCGGTAATGACATAAAAAATGTAGATCAGCTAAGTATTGGTACATCTACACTTACCTATGATTTTTGGATAAGTGGGTATAAAACGTCTGAAGAAGGCGAGTTGTTTAGAATGACTAACAACAACTCCTCTACTAGTGCTGATGGTAGGTATATAACCTTTTATACTGGCACTAATCACTACGGTAGTCTTGGTACTAAAGCTGTATCTTATGGTCAGGGTATATTCTTTTCTAGTAACGGTTGTGGTCTTAGGGCTACTAGTCAGTTTTCAACCGACATTGTTGGCCCTTGCGATGGCATTGGTGACGATAAAGATAATGATGTTGATTTAGGCCAATCTAATAATAGATTTGATGATGTGTACGCTACTAATGGTACTATACAAACATCAGATAGGAACTTAAAACAAGACATAACAGAACTATCTGATGCAGAAAAGAGAGTGGCAGTAGCTGCAAAAGGCTTATTACGTAAGTATAGATGGATAGACGCAGTTGCAGAAAAGGGTGATAATGCTAGAATACACTTTGGTATCATCGCTCAAGACCTAGAAGCTGCTTTCACTGCCGAGGGTCTAGATGCTGGCAGGTACGCTATGTTTATTAGCACTACTTGGTGGGAACATGAGGGTGAAAAATATAATGAGCAAGCCCATATACCAGAAGGCGTGACCGCCACAGAGGTAACAAGACGCGGTGTTCGGTATCCCGAACTACTAGCATTCATAATATCAGCTCTCTAGGATAAGTAATGGCCTTTACTGGGAACACCGCACAAGAATTCGTCACCGCCATAAAAGACGTAATAGTAGACCCTGTAACGGGCCTCCAAAAGCCTTCTGGCATGCTAATTATAGATGCCATTAAAGAGGCTTTCCCTACTGAATTGCACGAATTAGCGTATGAGTTCGTACTCACCGGCACTGACATGCAAGCGCTGCTGTTCTTTAAAGAACGAAATCCAGACGAATGGACTGATGACGCGCAAGCGCAGTTAGACGCTATATTCACCCCTAATACACTATACAATGTAATCAAAAAAGCAGTAGATAACAAAACGGACAGAGGTCAAGACGACTATTCATCCAGAAGAAGGAAAATAGGAAACGCTATATCCGACGTGGAAGACTACTTAAATACTGTAGAATCCGGTCAAGAGCCTAGCCTTTTAAGTAACATATACTACCCAACAGGGTTTGAGGAAAACCCCGCAGACTTTTCTGACGAACAGGTACAGCGTTATGAAGGAGTCTATCTTCCTAGTCAGTGGACGGGGCTCTCATCCAGAAACATACAACAGATACTTGATAACGGCGTAGAAAACTATGGCTCTATCCCAACTATACATTATGATTTTGACGGGGATGGCAAGTTAACCCAATCAGACGTTGACAACGCTGCTAGATGGGAAGCGCGATACAAAGAAATTACTGGGGAACGGTATGATCCCAAAATTACAGGATTTTCAACTAGCGACCCAGAAACAACCGAAGCTGAAGTGCCTGATAATGAAGGTTTTGGTACCGCAGTTAACTTATTAGATTTTGACGCAAACGGCGTAGTAGATGCTTTAAGTGATGGTGTATTATATCTACGATACTTGTTCGGGCTAAGAGGCGAACAGCTATTTCCCGGGGCAGTCGCCGAAGACGCTACACGAAGCACAGAAGAAATATTAGCGTATTTAGAAGACGAAGACTCTCCTATACGGGCATTTCTTGACCTAGATGGTAACGGCGTATCAGATGCTCTAACTGATGGTGTATTATTACTACGTCATGCTTTTGGGTTAACCGGCAGCATGCTTACTTCCGGTGCCTCCGCAAAAAACAGCCCGTTAACTGAGCCAGAAGTAGAAGCAAAAATAAAAGAAATGATAACTCTACTTCCTAAAAAGGATATAGATGGTAATTATTTTGTAGTAGATAAAGAGGGTACGAGAAAGATAATTGGCGCTTCCGGTAAAATAGTTGATGCGCCAGATTCAGACTCAGATCCAGTATTTTGGGACGGCGCTTCTTCACAAGCCATAATGGAGGCTGCAGGTAATCCAGAGATAAACCTTCACACGAGAGCGGCATATAAACGATATGCGGAAAGTTTGGGGCTTTCTCTTGAAGAGTTCATGGCGCAATACGACTATACCGGTGACGGGGAAGTAAACATTGGTGACGTATTAAATGTACAAAAGTATGAATTGGGCACCCAAACACAAGAGCCGGGTTGGGATTTCGACAACTATAAAGAGTTTAGATTAGACAGAGACGAAGATGGTGTTGATGATGATAATGACTATTTCCCTGACGACCCGCTATATCAAAGAGAACAACAGTATTTTGAAGTCCTAGACGAAAACAGGACAAAGTCAGATGCCATATATGCTGCAATAGACTTTCTTAATAACAAAGATAAATCAAATCAAACACTTTATATTCAAGGCCTACAATCTCTTTCAACCGAAGAAAAAGCGTTAGTAGAACAAATACGAAAACTGCCGCAGTATGTGCAGGGTTTGTATAGAAGAAGAAATAAAGTTATAACTGATGCAGATAGAGAACTCTTTTTTAATCTTGTACAGACAACCCCTGATAACGATGTCTTTTCTGAGTATAAACTTACACCTCCAGCTATAACTGATTATGATCCAGATTCCGATGGTGACGGAGTGGTTGATTCGGAAGACGCTTTTCCCAATAATCCAAGAGAAACTGCGGACAGCGATGGTGACGGGTTTGGTGACAACAATGATGCGTTCCCAAATGATCCAAACGAAACCCTTGATTCGGATGGTGACAGCTACGGTGACAATGCGGATGCCTTTCCTACCGATCCAAATGAGTGGGTTGATACTGACAAAGATGGAGTTGGTAACAATACTGACGAATTTCCGCAAGACCCAAATGAGTCGGTAGATACTGATAATGATGGCGTTGGTAACAATGCTGACTACGATATAAATAATCCGGACATTAAAAGCGAAGAGGATTATTTAGACACTATTGATACTGACGAAGATGGTACGCCCGACTATAAAGATTTTTTACCGTCAGACCCTAAATATCAAACTAAAGAGCAGCAAGATAAACAGTTTGATATGAATCGTTTTGCCGATGATAATTCTAGGGCTTTCATTGGCGTATATAACATAGAGCGTTACAAAGAACACATGGGCGACTCGCTAGGGACGTACGATTTTTCTGACCCTAAACTACAAAAATTTCTTAAATGGAAAAACGCTTACGTTAAAAACTGGCGTAAACTTAGTCGGGACAAAGGTAATTACCCTAGGTTTGGCGTAGACACGGCCGCCGCTAAAGCTCTGCGAGAGTGGCTAATGGATAACACTGAGAGTTACTCTACACGCCAAGGCAAAAATAAGACTATATATCACTACGACGAGGAGGCTAAGTTTTTCAAAGCGTTCTTAGCAGCCGAGGGTGATTTTTTTATGGAAGGCCGCGTTAGCGAACGAGAAGCCATGCAAGACGCGGTCATGGAGTGGCAGCTTGATGGTGCTCCGGATGAGTACATGCAAATTCTTAACACTCAAGGACTTGTAATACCAGAATCGCTTGGTGGGGTTGCTGATGTAGTAGAAAGACACGCAACTGCTAGAAAGGTTAGGGAAGAGCAATTAAATATGCTCTTTGATGCTATGGAGAACGCGTGGGAGACGGCTGGTAGTTTCTTTAGTCCAGATTCCGGTATGGGCGGTTCTATGCGTCACATGGAGCTTGCGTGGGGGCCGGTATATCAGGAGGGAGGCGACCTTGCTATAGGAGAGCGTGTTACTGGGCCAGATGATCCTAGAGGTGAAGGACGTGTTATTGAGCTAGATGGCCCATTTGAGTATGCGCCAGAAAAATTAGAACCTTTCAATGACTTACTACCTAACCCTGCTACAAGAAGAGACTGGCAGAACATGGGATTAGGCAAGTTTATAAATGATTTTGTAGATAAGTATGGCGAAGAAGAGTTTGTAAAGTTTGCTACAGAATATAAAGACCTAATAAACGATCCTCTAAACCTTAATTCTGGTGAGAATGCCGTTACCCATAGTAGTGGTGCATCCGGTATTGAACATACTTGGGCTAACGGTACGGGCGGCCCTATATTAAAGTTCTTAGAAGAAGACTACAAAGATGAAGAAATAAACAAGTGGAAAGAAGTACCCAGAATAACTGAAGACGAAGAAATAATTATAGATAGGTACACTGAGGCCACTGAAGAGGTACTTCTTTCAATAGAGTCAGGCACCACGGCATTTGATAGAGAAATAGCTGTAAATCTAGGTGGAGCTCTGCGTTTAGGTGATGCTTGGGCGGGTAGAAAAGAAAGCCAAAAATACAAAGAGCTTTTAGCAGAGGGAGGTGAAGAATACGCAGAAGAAGAGTATACAAAACTTTGGTTGGCATCTATACCCGACTATGAAGTAGACGCTTATATTGAGTTACCAAACGCCTTTCAACCGGAAACAATACAGACAAATATGGGGTGGGATACTAATAGACTATACATGAAAATGCCCGGGGATGATGACATAACCTTTGGTAAGTATGGTGACTGGGTAACTCCCATGTATCTTAATGATGCTACTGTAAGAAATAGTTTTGCAAATGTTAGTGAGGACAGCGCATTTCCTCATGGCGCGGGTAACGGCGCGGGGTATTTTGTAGATATAGGCACTGAATCTCAGGTCGGCGATTATACTATGATATGGGTTCAGCTCAATGATTCTCCTAGCACCCTAGAAAAAATATTGGACGATTTGGGCCCACTAAAAGCAATTGTTCAGATAGGCTTAACCATATTTGGTGGCCCAGCCGGAGCAAAACTAGCTTTAGATATAGAATTAGCTACCATAGCCTTGAAAGTTTTAGATGGGCAAACTTTGCATGGTGAAGACTGGGCAAGTTTAGCGATTTCTGGACTTGTAAAACTAGGCAAAATTACCATGCCAGTTCCTGAAGAGGTGGCTAAAGCTGAAGCGGCTGCACGTGGGTTAGCAGAAGGTTCAAAAGCCTATGTGGACTACATGAACGTTGCGCAATCAGGTATTGGTATTGCAGGGATGAATTATAGCCAAACCATAACTGTACTTAGAGCTGCAGGTGCGGGAAACCTAGAAGATGCTATATTGCCGGTATTAGTAGATTTTGGTGATGATTGGATTAAAGGCGGACTATCGGCACTTGGCGCTTCCGATGAATTTATATCTAACATGACTAAGGAACAGTTCGCTGCTATCAACGGCGTTGTTGAAAAGATGGCTAGGGGAGATGATTTTGACGAGGCCATTCTTGGTGAAACCATTGACTTTTTAGGAGATTATTTAGGAGATTTATACACCGGCAGTGAGACTCAGAATAAACTTAGAACTTTCTTTGAGGGTATGGAAAATGACATAAAAAATATGATGCGGGTTGCGCAAGAATTCATGGGTGACAGTGACCTAGCTAACCTTGGAGACTATCTACTAGGTCAAGTGGAACAAATACCTTTTGGAGACATACTGGCCACTATAAATGAGGATTTTGAAGCTACAATGGCTAAACTTCAAAAGGTGTTGGATGAGTCTGAGCTTGTTCAGGGTATCGACAAATATGTAATAGATAACATAGATAAAGCAATAGATAGTTTTGTAGTGCCGGTAATAGCCAAAGGGAAGTTAATGTATGAAGACCTACCCGATGGCGTTAAAAATCAAATAGAAAAATTAGACGAAGACCTAGAAAAATATGTGGGAGCAGCTAATTCACAGTTAGATCCTGCTATTAAAGAAGCAGTTAAGGTAGGTTTAGTACAGGAACTTCTTGGTCAAGGCGGCACTTTACAATCTAAAGCTCAAATTGTCAGTGCGTTTACACGAGAACTTATAACTGTAGAGCAGTTAAAGAAAATGGACGCAACTACGGTGGATATACTAACTGCGCCAGTTGCTGCAGCTGGTATAAGAGCGGCGTTAAACACCGTACTACAGGGCAATCCAAACGCAGGTGATAACGCGTTACGTGCTATGGCGGCAACGGCGGAAAATGCTATTAGAACTAGTGTAGAGGGTGGTACTTTCCCTTCAGATTTTAAAAACTATATGGATAACGTATCCGGCAATTTTGACATAGTTGTCGCAAAAAGGTCGGAATTAGACGATATACAGAAAGAAGGCGATCAGCTATCTATAGATATGGAAAACGCGGAAAAAGTGTTGGCTGATCTAAAGAAACAACGAACTGATTTACTCGCCGCCGCCAATGCTCCTGATGCTACTGAAGACGACCAACGTGCCCTAGCTGAATTACAGCAAGACCCGAACTACAACGCTGCACTAGCAGAGGCTACTAACGAAATAGTTAAAATAAGCACCGAAATAAAGAATTTGGACGCAAAAGAGAACGCGTTAGCAGATGAGTATGAAACGCTTAGAGATGATCTAGGACTGCAAAGTCAATTTGATCCAGCGGTTAAAAAATTTAATGGCGATGTAATGCAAATAATAATGGAGGCCAACGCTCCAGAAGTTATTAACAACCCGGAAGGATACAGACAACTTAATGGGCTGGGCCCAGATGTTGATGTGATACAGCATTATTTGTCAGAAGGTATATTTAATGGCGCACCAACAACCGCCGAAGAGTATAACGGGCGTGTAGATGCTGGCGTAGACACTATATATACAGCAGTTATAACTGAGTCTGGGATAGACGATTCAAAACTAACATCTGGTGAAAGACTATCTATCCGTAATCAAATAAAACACACAATAGTTACCAATAGGAATCTAGACGACGCAGGTACTCTCACTGATTTACAGTATGTAGAACGAATAGCAGGGGATGACTTAACTATAGATGTCAACGCTTCCACTGGAGAGATTAGTATTGTTAGCTCTACACTAGTCCTTAGTGATTTAGATGGCGCGGTGCTAGCAGGTATTAATAACGCGTACGTTACAGAAGATGGACAACCAGCGGGCTTTACAAACCTAGAACAAGTAGAAAACCGTATTAAAGCTAGAGAATATGTAGCTAATGAGACCGATCTTTTAAGTTATACTGGAATTCCATTGCAGTTTGACACCCCGGAGGAACAAGAACAGTTTTTTCAAACACTCATCAAGGATGGGCAGGTAAGGGTAATTAATGATGCGGGTGAATATACTTGGACAACACCACCATCAAGTATACAACTTGACGTAGACACGCAGAGTGTGAATTCAGTACCACAGACACAAGCCGCTACAACTCTAAATGACTTAGTTAATACAGATCCAGATGCGTACCTAAGTATATTGGGAGGGATGGACAACCAATCTGCTATGGATGCGGTAAATTCCTATCTAGAAAGTGCAGGTATGCCACCGTTAACTCCTACCAATATACTAGGGGTACCTATAGAGGGCATACCCAAGGACGAAGACATGCCTTGGATAGTCAGGACAGCTAAAAGGTATTTAGATTGGAAACAACAAGATGTAACTGAACTGCAAGATAAAATTAAAGAAATAGAAGACATACCTGAAGACGAAAGATCGTGGTGGCAAAACAATCGTTTAGGCGTATATAAAAACCAACTTGAATATGGCATAGACGCTGTAGATGACGCAGCAAAATTTGTTTCTACTTCGGCAGCGTTTTTTGGTTACGGAAATACTGCGTTTAGGTCACTAGCTGTTAGTGATGAGGTTATAGCAGCGCAAATGGAGGGAGAGAAAGCATACAGAGATAAGTTGGTCGAGCTAGCTATAGAAAATGACATAGTAGATAGTGACGTTAACTTTTACACCGATGTACAGCTTTTTGCTTCTGCACCTTGGGCACAAAGTTTTGTCTATATGATGGAAAACGAGCACCCAGATTTATATGAAGAAGCAAGACTTGCGGGAGTTAAACATACAGAGACTCTTTACAAAGACATAGGTTTAGAGTCAATAACAAACAATGAGTTTAGCAATACAGTTGACATGTTGATTGATGTGTCTGAAGGATATTTATCTTCTACCTATACGGACGAACGTGACGCTATGTACGCAAGGATGAACGAAGCGGAAGGTCAAGGTGCTTGGGCAAATGTTAAAGCGGTGTTTGGTGCGGCTGTTGAATTTCCGACTATGTTTTACAAAGAGGTAGTTCGAGAAGAGTTAGCCGAAATAGGATGGGAAGTATTAATAGCTAGAGGCGCAGGTAGAGTTGTTAAGGAGTTTAGTCCTGACATTGCTAAAGACATTACACTTAAAATAGGTATTACAGGTGACGCTAGCGTAGAGTTTGGTTCTACATGGTCAGAGGCAGAATCAACTATAAGAAACACATTAGAAAACGCAAATATACAATCCCAAAATGCGGGTGGGCCAATTCTCTACACTGAGGATGAGATAGACTACCATTCTGTTAAAGGTGCTTACGACGCTGCTACCACCACTGTGGCAATAATGGCAGGTACTAACAAGTTTACCTTTAAATTAGATAGACAAATACTAGGTGAAAGCGCTTCAGAAGTCATAGAACTTACAGGCGACAAGATGCTACGCGTTGGAAATCTTGTTGGAACATCTCTTGCTGAAGGTGCCGGTGAGTTCTTTACAGAGGGTGGAGGAGCACTAGTTACATCGAGTTATTTGTATGGTCTAGGATTTACAGATATAGACCCACTAGGAGAGGCTGCAAGGTCTGGTACTTTAGGGTTTATAGCGGGAACAACTACATCTGCAACTGTAATGGGGTTATCTACTCCCCTAAACGACGTTTTTGGCGGTGATAGTAACGATCCTATTGCTAACACACTTGTTACTCAATATGAACCGCTAAAAGTGGCTATAGAAAATAAAGACGTTCTAACTACAAACGCCCTACTTACGGATATAGGGGTAAGCTCTATGGACTTTCCACAGGTATACAATGCAGTTATGAACACAGTAGACGATGAAAACTATGTAACTGTTTTGGAAGCGGAAAGAGCGTATGAATACATAGGGTTTGAACCTTCCGGATCAGACATAGAAGTTGCGCTTACCATGCAAGATCAATTTAGTGCTCCCGGACTTACAGTTAATCTGTCCGATAGGCTGACCGATTACGTAGTAGATAGTTATGGAGAAGACAAACTTGGGACAGGTCGCACAACAGCACAAAACTATGACATAATAAAGCATCTAGAAGACATGCGAGATGGCATTGTACCACTAGATGCTACGTTTATTGACGCGCAGACTGGAGAGTCTACACTTACACAAGATGTAATAGACGCTTATGTGGCTGGATTGCCACTAAGAGAACAAAGCCTGTTGGCACAGTATAATGAGGATAATCACGTACCCACAAATATAGTGGAAGAACTTGGCGGATCACTTATGACACAAGCAGAAATTGATAAAATCAACACCGCAATTGCAGATTTGCAAGCCCGCCCCGATTCTCCCACAGCACAGGAGGTTTTAGAAATACTTTTAGCTGATACCAGTATTAGCGGTATTCCAAACCAAGTAAAGAACCTTGTAGATGCTGCATTCCAAGACGCTACAGCACAGGCCAATTTTGCTGCTGCGGTAGTGCAAAAATTAGTAGATGACGGTTCTTTAGAGACTTTAGCTACAGGTGAGGTATCTGAGGCTCTAGGTAGCAGTGTAGAAGGTGACGAGTCAGGCATATATTTACTACTTAAAAACTTATCAGCAGACATAGCATCAGGCGATAGCGACGCGGCGACCAACCTAGCCAACGCCGTTGAAGCGTTAAATACAGCGTTAACAAATCAAGGCGTGGCTGATGCTAACGCTAGAGCGGCAATAACAGATTTATTGGGTAGTAATGAGGCGGGCAAAGAATCTGGCATATTTAAGGTTCTAAAAGAACTAGACGCAGGTCAAACTACTACAGATCAAGCGGTAGCAAGCGTTGAAGCTGCATATAAAGCAGCCAACACTGCGCAGGACACAACAATAGCCAGTTTGGCTACAAACTTAGGTAGCCCTGCTACGGACGAAAAGAAAGCCTCGGGCGTATACTTAGTTATAGAAACCGCTATAGCTGCCGAATCAAGCGCTAGGGAGGAAATACTAGGCGATTACACGGACATTGCTGCGTTTGAGACCGCTTTAAACTCTACTATGGATGAAAAAGTTAGTGCCTTAAAAACTACTATTGGTGTTCCGGGCGAGTATAAGATAAACGCCGATGGCACCATAAAATATAAAGCAAACGGTGATCCAGATTGGAAGACCGCACCTACAGGGCATTTTTTAGATGTATACAACGCGTCTAAACTAGAAGGTATTGAGCGTGAAGCAGCTTTATTAGCGGTGCAAACTAAGTTAGACGCGGACATAGCCAGCGCTAGAGGTCTTGCTACTAGTGAGGCAACTAGAGTAAAAGACGAAATAATAAACACGTATTTCCCTGCTGCTCCTAGCATTAATCCTGAAGATAACGCAATTATACAACGTATAAACTACATGCAGTCGATTCTAGCTGATGGGCCCGTCCCAAACAGAAACGATCCTAGATACGACCCTGTAGCGGACTTTAATGAAAATGGATACATTGGTGTGGGGGATGTTGACAACCTATATAAATCTCTTGGGGCAGAGCAAAGAACTCGCGTAAGAGACTATATGGTGTTTTTGGATGGTGATACGTTGTTAGGTCAACTAAGGAAAACTCAGCTAGATGCAGACATGCAATTCAACACTTTTGATAACAAGTTGACCCTTGCTGTAGATTCTATAAATAACACCATAACCAATGATGTACTAAATCAAATTGGTAAATCGGCTGAAGATAATGATGGTACGGCTACAGGGCTATACGCAAGAATAGAAGCAGGTGATTCAGATATACTAACAACTCTGGGGGCTATTGGAGAAGATGGTTCAGGTATTTTACGTGATTTAGAGTTAGCGGGACTTAGTATAAATCAAATACAGCAGTTTTTGGACGATAATATAGGAAAACCTGCCGAAAATAATAACGGTACAGCCACAGGACTTTTTGCTGCAGCTAAACAGAACGCTGATGCGATTACTGGACTTACATCGGACATTGCCACTATAAATCGGACGCTGTCGAGAACAGCAAGCCAATCCGCTCTAAATAGCACAAATCAAAGATTATCCACTGCTGAAACCGATATAGATAATTTACAGTCTGACCTAAAAACTGAGCAAGGTAAAGTAACTACCGCGCAAGGTGATATTTCTACTCTACAAACTGATTTAACTGCAGCTACTACCAGATTAACTACTGCAGAGGGTAATGTATCTACGCTACAGTCTGACTTACAAACTGAGCAAGGTAAAGTAACTACCGCGCAAGGTGATATTTCTACTCTACAAACTGATTTGACCGCAGCTACTAATACATTAACTACCGTAGTGGATAATTATGCTTCCTTGGTAGAATCAGGTGCAGCTACACAAGCTGATTTAGATAAAGCAGAGGAGGCAGTAGTACAAGCGCAAACAGACATTAGTAATCTAAGAATAGACCTAACTAGCGCTGAAAGTAGTTTGACTACCGCTCAAGGTAATATTTCTACTTTACAGACTAATCTAGGACTTGAGCAAAGTAAAGTAGCTACCGCGCAAGGTGATATTGATGATCTGGAAGATGATTTAACCGAAGCTACTACTAGGTTAACCACTGCGGAAACTAATATAACTACTATAAACGGCAACATTAGCACTTTGCAAAATGATGTTTCTGGCATGAAAACAACCATTGCTCAGCTAGAGAATGATATAGCAAGTAAAGCGTCTACAGCAGATTTAACCGCCGCTTTAACTCGCGTTAGCTCAGCGGAAAATGACATTGGCACTCTAGAAACAGAAATGGATGCCGCTGAAGGTAGGTTGCTTACTGCGGAAAATAATATAACTACTATAGAAGGTGACTTACAAACTGAACAGGGTAAAGTTTCTACTCTACAAACTGATTTAACTGCAGCTACTGGCAGAGTATCTACCTTAGAAACTAATTTACAAACTGAACAGGGTAAAGTTTCCACTCTGCAAACTGATTTACAAACTGAACAGGGTAAAGTTTCTACTCTGCAAACTGATTTGTCTTCAGCTACTGGCAGAGTATCTACTCTAGAAACCGACCTGACCGCAGCTACTACTAGGTTAAGCACTGCTGAAGGTAAATTAACAACTTTACAAAATACAAGTGCTACTAAAGAACAACTCGACGCAGCAAAAGCTGATATAAAAACTGAACAGGATAATGTAGATAAGCTACAAACTGATTTACAAACTGAACAGGGTAAAGTTTCTACTCTGCAAACTGATTTGACTGCAGCTACTGGCAGAGTATCTACCTTAGAAACTAATTTACAAACTGAACAGGGCAAAGTTTCTACTCTGCAAACTGATTTACAAACTGAACAGGGTAAAGTTTCACAGCTACAAATTGATTTATCCAACGCTAATAGCAAAGTTACTAAATTACAAACAGACTTAAATAATGCTGTTGCAAGAGTAACTACTGCAGAGGATGACATTGACACCCTAGAAACAGAAATGGATGCCGCTGAAGGTAGGTTAGATACGGCAGAAACTACGTTGGATACCGTACAGACTTCGCTGGGTCAAAAAGCGTCTGTAGAGTCTTTGAATAATGCCACAACTAGACTTACTACAGCAGAAGGTAAAGTATCCACCCTAGAACAAGAAATGGATGCCGCTGAAGGTAGGTTGGCTGATGCAGAAACTAAGTTAGACAGCGCCGCCACATCTAAACAAATTGATGACGCGAACACACTAATTGATGCTGCAGAAAAAGATATTAAAGAGCTAACAACTGCGCTAGATACAGAAAAAGGTAAGGTAACTAAAGCGCAAACTGATATAAATGCAATACAAACATCACTTACCAAGAAAGCAGCGCAAACTGATTTAGATAGTGCTAAAGACAGAATTACCGACGCTGAAGCTGAGGTAGATACTCTACAAACTGATTTACAAACTGAACAGGGTAAAGTTTCACAGCTACAAACTGATTTGACGGCAGCTACTGGTAGATTAACTACTGCAGAAACTGCGTTAAAAACTTTACAAGAATCAGGCGCAGCTACACAAACTGATTTAGATACAGCAGAAGCTGATATAAAAATTGAACAGGATAATGTAGATAAGCTACAAACTGATTTGTCTTCAGCTACTGGTAGAGTATCTACTCTAGAAACCGACCTGACCGCAGCTACTACTAGGTTAAGCACTGCTGAAGAAAACATAACTAGCCTACAAGGCGCGTTAGGAAGACTTTCCAGCGCTGAATTGAGCTTAGCTCAAGCACAATTAGATCTTGGCAACGCTGCTACAAAAGAAGAATTAGAAACTGCTAAGCAAAGATTAAGCACGGCTGAAACTAGTATATCCACCATAACCGGTGACATCACGAATTTACAGACTCTAGTAGGTACAAAAGCCAGCACGGAAGATTTAGAGGCCGCTAAACTAAGATTAGCTACTGCAGAGGGTAAAGTAGAAACTCTAGAAAGTGAAATGAATGCCGCTGAGCAGAGGCTGGATAAGGCAGAAACTGATGTTGAAAATCTAGATGAAACTTTAACAAATACTACAAACGCGCTAACAACCGCTACTGACAGAGTATCCACATTAGAAACTGATTTACAAACTGAACAGGGTAAAGTTTCTACGCTGCAAACTGATTTGACCGCAGCTACTACTAGGTTAAGCACTGCTGAAGGTAAATTAACAACCTTACAAAATACAAGTGCTACTAAAGAACAACTCGACGCAGCAAAAGCTGATATACAAACTGAACAGGATAATGTAGATAAGTTACAAACTGATTTGGGTGCTGCGCAGACAAATATAACTAACCTACAGTCTGACTTAGAAATTGAGAAAGGTAAAGTAACTACCGCGCAAGGTGATATTTCTACTCTACAAACTGATTTGACCGCAGCTACTGGTAGATTAACTACTGCTGAAGATAACGTTACTAATTTACGACTAGACTTATCAACTGCTGAAACTAACCTATCCGAAGCTCAAAACGATATTGCGAAAATACAGACATCTTTATCCGGAACACAAGATGATTTAGATAAGGCTGTAACTAGAGTTACTGACGCTGAACTCGAGATAGATACTTTACAGTCTGACTTAGAAACTGAACAGAATAATGTAGATAAAGCTCAAACAGACATTACTAATCTACGAACTGATTTGACTGCTGCTGAAACTAGATTAACCACTGCTGAAAGTGAGTTAACGGCTTTACAAGGATCAGGTGCAGCTACACAAGCTGATTTAGATAAAGCAGAGACGGCAGTAAAACAAGCACAAACAGATGTTGATACCATTAAAGGAAGGTTAACTAGCGCTGAAGGAAGATTAAATACTGCAGAAGACAATATTACTTCCCTAACTGGACGCATCACTAGTGCGGAGAGCGATTTAACTACTGCAAAAGATGATCTTACAAATTTACAGACAGAAGTAGGTAAGAAAGCAGCGCAAACTGATTTAGATAATGCTAAATCTAGAATTGCCAACGCTGAAACTAATATAACCAATCTACAAACTGATTTACAAACTGAACAGGGTAATGTAGATACGCTACAAACTGATTTAGAAGCTGCTGAAACTAGACTGACTACTGCAGAAGCTGCGTTAGTAACTTTACAAGGATCAGGTGCAGCTACACAAGCTGATTTAGATAAAGCAGAAGCTGATATACAAACTGAACAGGGTAAAGTTTCTACTCTGCAAACTGATTTGACTGCAGCTACTGGCAGAGTATCTACTCTAGAAACTAATTTAGAAACGGCTACTAACAATTTAGCACAGGCACAAGAACAACTACTTGAAATAACGACTTCGTTAGGTACAAAAGCCGAACAAGCTGACCTAGTGCTTGCCCAAGGAAGATTAACTGACGCTGAGACTAAAGTAGGTCAGCTACAAACTGATTTGACTGCAGCTACCACCAGATTGACTACTGCAGAGAATAATTATGCTTCATTGCTAGAAACCGGCACGGCTACACAAGGCGATCTAGACACGGCTGAAATAGCCATAGAAATTGCAAAAGGCGACATTAGTGATTTAGAAACTGCCTTAGAAACTGAGCAAGGTAAAGTAACTGCCGCCCAACAAGATATTACTACCCTACAAGCTGATGTTGCAACTAAAGCTGCGCAGACTGATTTAGAAGCGGCTGAAACTAGACTGACTACTGCAGAAGCTACGTTACTATCTTTACAAGAATCAGGTACAGCTACACAGGCGGATCTAGACAAAGCAGAGGAGGCAGTAGCACAAGCACAAACAGATGTTACTAATCTAAGAACTGATTTGGGTACTGCGCAAACAGATATTACTACCCTACAAGCTGATGTTGCAACTAAAGCTGCGCAGACTGATTTAGAAGCTGCTGAAACTAGATTAACCACTGCAGAAAATAATTATGCTTCATTGCTAGAAAGCGGTAC